ATAGCCAACGCTTCCATACGACGACAGGGTTCATTCATTCCGGCAAAGGACTGGGGGTAAGCTCTAGCTGGAAATCCGTATTGCTTGAGGGTGGTGTAGATATGATGTGATCCCCAGCGGTCGAAGCATATCTCTCGACAACCGGAGAAGTGGGAAAGGATACCTTTGTTGTTTCCATCCCCGAGCATGGCAGTAATGATTGCGTTCTCATCGACTGTATCCAAAGGGGATGTTGCATTGATGACACCTGATTCCCACCACTGACTGTAAGGTAGGTTCTGCTCCTGTGATCGCTGGTAGATGGAGGTTGCAGGACACCAGCCCCAATGTAGCATAACACCGTACTTAGGAAACCACAAGTTCAGTGATGCAATATCGTTCACTGAAGCGTTGTCGAATCCAGCGTAACACTCTTCTTCCTGCAGGAACTCAACCTGACGAATAAACCACGACCAGTACAACTGATAGCGGCCAATGTACACGTCGACCGAAGTTGCCGTAGTAAATTTCTGGTCGTTAGCAATGTTGCACCAGTATGGGTGCTTGGACATCCATTCTTTGATAGCAACGATTGAGAGTAATGGGGTTTCAGGACTAGCGTTTCCGTTGGCCCAGATGTGGGATGGAATCCAAGCTGTTTCTGTTTTGGTACGGACGTTAAGGTGAAGACGAAGGAATCGGTTAAGTTCTACAGGGTTATTTTCTGCGTTTCGTACAAGCCGTTGAAAGTACTCTGTCGTGATACTCTTTCCGTAGTTTGGATTAGCCTTCATCCAAACTTTCTCAGAACGAAAATCGTCAGAGATGTCGGCTTCGTAGATCACTGGCAGAAAGGTAGGCTCCCATTGCTTGTCAGATGCGATGGCTTTTGCTTTGTCGTACAAACTGTTGCAGACTGAAGGACGATCGTAGTCGGCTGTTGTTGTGTACACAATCAGTGCTTGCCGTCTTGCTCCTGTTCCAGTTAACAACACGTCAATAAGTTCTGCATTAGGGTGGGCGTGGACTTCGTCGATGTATACGAATGAGGGAGACAATCCGTGTTTGCTATCAGCCACTGACGACAAGACTTTGAATATGGTTCCGTCTGTATGCTCAAACGACCTTGTAGACCTGAATACTTTCTTATCACGTAAACGAGATAGCAACTTAGGGTTGTTCTCGATCATGTACTGTGCGTGCCTGAAGTTATTTGAAGCCTGTTCAACATCCGACGCTGCACAAAACAACTGACCTCTTTTCTCTTTGTCCACGAAGAACATAATCAGTGACACGACTGCACCGAATGCCGTAGTCTTGCCTTGTTTACGAGGGCAGTAGATAAAGCACTCTTTGTATCTTCGGTAATCTGTACCTACCTGTTTCCAGCAAAACATGTTGGCGTAAATACATGACTGCCAAGTCTCTGGTATGAAAGGTAGCCCTGTGTTTTCAGCTTCTGGGTAGCAGCACTCGTTGACAATAAAGTTAATGATTCTGTCCCATTCTTCGCAGTCGAAGTAATATCCTTCTGCAGACACAAATGGGTTGTACGTTGGTAAACCTTTAATGAACTTGACAGTATTAATTTCCTTCCATTTCCAGCCGATCAGCTTGCCGTGTTCGTACAGGGTCTCAGGGATTCTTATCTTGCTGGGTCCACGTACGTACGTAGATTCTGGAGATGTGTCCAGTTCAAGGGAGTCTATGTTCATGGGGGGTGTGTCGAATCTTACGAGTCGAATGTAACGGTACCAGTTTCGAAGGACATCACATCAGTTCCTGTGCCTGTCCAAAGGAACGTCAGAATACCAGAGTACTTGTACTTCTTGAGTCCCTTGGCTGTTTCTGAAGCAGGAAGCTCAATGACAGCGTAAGGAGCACCAGCACCTGTTCCAGTACCCGGAGGATCAACGAAAGTCGCAGTGCCTGTGATGACTCGCGTGGAGTCAGTCTCACCGGATCGTTGAAGAGTGAAAGTAACAGAAGCGTCAGCGAAGTTCAGGGAGCCGGTAGACGATAGTGGTGTGCCGTTAGTGTCAACGATTGGAATCTGGATCTCACGACCGTTCTGCTCAGTGTAGGAGTCACCGATCGTAAGAGTTTCTGGGAACGAAGTAATGGTTCCGGGTTCGAGAACTGCTGCAGCCAGCAAGGAAGTAATGGCACCAACAGATCCGATAGTATCTGTCTTGGTTTGGATCACATCTAACTGGGTAAGGATCTCTTCCTGCTTAGCAAGCGTAGCGTCACCAGATCCACCACCGCCTCCGCCACCAGCAGGTGCTAGCTCCAGCATGTTGGCAGTAAACTGGTAAACAGCACCGTCTACAACCAGTCCGGTATCAACCTTGTCTAAAATAGTTTTAGCCGCGGCCAATGCAGCACTTGTCGCCAACCCACTCTGAATCTCTGCAACAGCATCAGTTGCCAAGGCCGAAGCTGTGATTGAATTGGCCGCAAAATCACTCGCCGTGATAACCCCAGCTTGGAACTCATGCACATCTGCAGCGATATGATTGCTCCCGGTGATCTGCACCTCCGTGTTGCTGTTCGTTGCCCTGACAATCCGACCACCGTATGTGCCCGATGTAGTGTGTCCGCTCATCGCCTCATCCCAGACGAGATCAACCAGGGTGTTCCGCTCAGCGGAGTCCAGTGTCACACCCGCTGTGACCGATCCAACAGAACCGGACAGGTTACCCGTGATATTGCCAGTGATACCGACCGTCCATGTCGTCACCGCTGCCAGCCCGCCAGATGCCAAGCTGTAACCCGTCTTATCGTTGTTCGTTGTTACTGTTACTCCGGATGTCACTGACCCGACAGCACCAGTCACGCTGCCAACAGACCCGGACAGATTACCTGTGATATTTGCTGTCTGGTTGCCAAGGCCCGTTCCTGCCGTGAGAGAGTAGCCGGTTTTATCGCTGACCGTCGAAACTGTGTATCCGGTCTTATCATTGTTGGTCGTAACCGTGACGCCAGCCGTCACCGAAGCAACAGCACCGCCCGCATAACTCGACACTGTTGCAGGAAACGTTGCTGCTAAGAAGCCAGTCGGCTGCGTGTACGAAGCCATTCGGCTAGAGATTGCTGCATCCAATTGGCTTAAACCGAATGCTGTCGCGTCGCTTGGATTTGCTGAGGTGAACACCACCGTCTTTTCAACCGGCACTGCACTGGTCGCAACAAACAGATACGACCCGTTTTCGGCGTTTGTATCTGCTTGTGACAAGTTGAACCGATACTGGCCATTTGCCAGTTCAGTCGTCGTGCCTGTTGCTGCAGCCTGCGAGCCGTTGTCTAGTGCTCGATAGGCTGTCACCGTTGCGCCAGTCAACGCCGCTCCGGTCGTCGCGTTGACCAAGCAAAAGTAAATGTATTGGCTCGCAGTGTTTTTTCTGTACATCAGTAAACTCCGACACCTACTACGATTGATCGCGATGCAAATGCCGCTGGCTGCACAGTCACAGTAAACGCTCCTGCACCTCCGTAGTGCCACACGAACAGGCTGTAATAACCTGCTTGTGTGACCGTTGGAGATTGCAGGAGTGTTAGCAACATGGCTTAAACGGGAACCTCTTCCCACTGCATTGAGCCGATCCACGTAGCGGAGGTCAATGCGGCAGAACCGCCTAACGCACAGTACGAGCCGGGCGGAATGATTACCGCACCCTCAAGATCAAAGACACCATTGGAAACAAGACCGACACCCGCAGCCGTCGCCCAGTAGTAGGACGCCAACGCAATCGCGTTAGTTGCCGCAGTGCTTGATGTTAGTGCGACGTTTCGAAAGCCTGTAACGCCCGACCCGCTCTGCAACTGTGTCCCCATGTTCCACGGTGTCACGGTTGTCGCTTGGGTGATAGTCGCGGTAGCCCCGAACCACAGAGCAAATGACACAGTTCCTGCACCCGAAGCGGCAACCACATTGCCGACCGACACCTTATTCAGCACTGCGTTTTTCCCAGATCCAGCAGGGTTAAAAATTGCCAGCATTGGCGTGCCTGCTGCACCACCAGAGAACGCCGTCACCGCTGCGGCTGTCGAAACTGACAGCAGAAACGAGTTGCTTCGATATGTCGTCTCGTAATAACGTCCATGCAACTCACTAACGATCGCGTCTCCCAGTTGACCGGAACGGCTATTGAGAATTGCGTTGTTTGATGCTGCTGCTGGTTGCCCAACGATGTTTTGGTTAATCACATGTATCTCCTAATACGAGTTAAAGCCAATGACATTAAGCAGGATGTTTGCACCCGTTGTGCCTGCGGTATAGTTCAACGCGGTTGCTGCTGTACCGCGAAGTGGTGTGGGAAAATTCAATTGAACAGGCAGCGTCATACTGGCCGGGACGGAAAACGTCACGAGCGTTGTCGAGCCGTCTTGTATTGTTAGTGTGGTAGCGGTTGCGTTGGTGTTTTGAAATGTCAAGCCTGTCACATTCTGCCGAATCGGAGATGCTTGGGCTGCCCGCAGTGCGGTTTGAGCATTAGTTGTAACCGTTGCGTTGACATAAAAATCAAGATCACCGGGAGCGTTTTGCTTTGTGATAAGCTGTCCACTTTGGCTGTACGTGCCGCGGATCGCATCACCAGCAACCACCGTGGAGGCAGGCAGCGCGGTGCGAACCACTCCACCGCAGATGAGCGGGTTGCTCGTTGCTGCTGTGTCTTCCGCGATGTTGCCACCAACCGCGAGCATCCCAGCGACACCGGCAGTCACTGGAGTAGTGCCGCCAATTTGCGAAACGTTGATCGCGCTGTTCGATGCAATCGTCACGCTCGGAGTTGATTGAGGTTGCCAAGCGTTTTGATTTTTCAGCACTGCTACAACAACAGCAATGCCGCTTGTGTAGGCTGTGACCTGAGCACGGAAGAATCGTCCGACCGATGGAATCAACCACTGGCCTGAACCTGTCGTTGTGCTAACTGGAGCAGTGCCACCGGCCACCGGCCAAGCAAGCACCGAGTTCCACGTTGTGCCGTCGTTGGATGCTTGAAACGTGATCGTACCAGAAAACGCAACCGGCCCCGGAACAACCTGTACGCTGACTGAGTTGTAGCCGGTTGTTTCAAGATTAACGACTGCTCCAATCCTATTGAGCGAACCCGTCGCTGATTGATTGTCCGCGAGAATTAGGCCACCTAAATCATTGACTCTCAGCCCCATCGCGTGGCCTCGCGGAGTCATTGCGAATGCTCGGAATCGAAGCTCTGCCTCGGTTTCGACAATTGATACGTTGACTTGCGAAGGGCTTAACTCAACTCTGCGAGCGACATACGTACCGCTGACCGAACCGACAAAATCGGGACTTGTTACCGCTCGAAAATATCGAGCCGAAACCTGCACGACGACCACATCAGGACCACGCACATACGATTCAAGCCCGGTAGCGTTGCTTTGGCTTGATCCGAGAACGTCTGCCCAGTTGCTGCTGTCGTTGGATTGCTGGAGCATCACGGCTCCTGACCAGTTTCCGGTCAGTTGCATCACAACGGTTTTTTCATCGCTCATTTCCAAGGCTGTGAACAGCACCGTGCTCGCTGTTGTCACTGCACTAAACGAGGTCGTTGTTGCATCGTCTCGCTGATATGTCGGCATAGGTGCTGAGGCTGACACATCCGTTGCCACACCATCGCCACCAGTTGTCACTTTAATGCGTTGAAACTGAACGCCGCCGATGTCATCGGTCGCGATCGTCGCTCCGGTCCCCGGCGTATATCCTACATTATCAGCCATTATTGTATTCCTGTGATCGGGTCAGCCGATGCGTTAGTTGTCAACGTTTTGGTAAACCGGCTTGTGCTACCGTCAGTGCCTTTTATGGTGAGTGTCGATCCACTGATGGAGTGTTCGAGCATCGCGAGGATGATCGTCCCCAGGCAGTGCTCCGGCATTGTCGTTTCGACGTTGCTTACGTTGCGTGACAGGATTGCGTCGATACTAGCGGTTAACATTTCCGCTGTTGGTACTCCGCTGTTGAACGTGCCATTCGTCCCACCGAATTTCTTAACATCCACCGGCAGCGGCCTGCAGTCGATCCTTAAAGCCGTTGGCAGTAGATTCGTGGCACCGTACAAATACAGCGTGACAAATCCTTCCG